TGTCGGAAAGGCCGCAGTTGTCGGCGTAACCGCAGCGGCGACGGCAATCGGCACAATCGGCACAAAGGCGATCCAGGCATACGCAGACTATGAGCAGCTTGTCGGCGGCGTGGAGACGCTGTTTGGAACGTCTGCGGGATCTGCCGAAGAGTATGCAGCGCAAACGGGTGAAGCGGTTGACGATGTTCGCATGAAATGGGCCTCCCTATCGAGAGCGCAAAATATTATCATGTACAGAGCGCAAAACGCCTTTAAGACTGCCGGACTTTCCGCGAACGAGTACATGGAGACAGTAACGAGTTTTGCAGCGGCTCTTGTTTCAAGCATGGGAGGCGATACCGAAGCCGCCGCACAGCGGGCAGACTTGGCTATTACCGATATGGCTGATAACGCAAACAAAATGGGATCCAGCATGGAATCCATTCAAAACGCATATCAGGGCTTTGCCAAACAAAACTATTCCATGCTCGATAACCTGAAGCTCGGCTACGGCGGTACGGCCAAAGAAATGTACAGACTTCTTAGCGACGCAAAAGAAATTGATGAAACCTTTGACGCCGTTTTTTCACTCGACGAAAAAGGGCATCTTGAGGCGAACTATTCAGATATTGTTCAGGCAATCCACATCGTACAAACTGAAATGGGCATCACCGGCACGACCGCAAAAGAAGCTGCGTCCACGATTCAGGGTTCGTTCGGCATGGTAAAAGCCGCGTGGCAGAACCTCGTGACCGGACTCGCAGACCCGGAACAGGATCTTGGGGCCCTCGTCGGGAACTTTACAGATTCCGTTGTTATCGCAGGAAACAACCTGATTCCGCGCATTCAGGAATTACTGCCGCGTATCGTGGAGGCTGTAACATCTCTTGTTGGAACGGTCAGCGAGCAGCTGCCCGCACTGCTTGAATCCGTCCTTCCCTCGCTCATCGAGGGCGCGACAAGCCTGATTGCTGGGCTGATGGCTGCGCTTCCTGCGGTTCTCGCCGTGCTTGGCGATGTTGCGCCGACAGTAATTGGAATCCTAGTTCCGGCGCTGATTGATCTCCTGCCGCAGATCGTGCAAACGGGCATTGACGTTATTGTTTCGCTGGTACAGGGCATTTCTGAAGCCATGCCGGAACTGATTCCGGCAGCGACGGAGGCGATACTTGAAATCGTTGATACGCTTACGAACCCAGACAACATCGGCAAACTGGTCGACGCCGCGCTTAAGATCATTCTTACTCTGGCGGACGGGATCATTGACGCTGTCCCGCGCCTGCTCGAAGTAGCGCCTAAAATTATCGAGAATCTCGTTACCGCACTTATTGAAAACTTTCCCAAAATCATCGAATCCGGCGTAAAACTTGTTGCGTCGCTGTCGGACGGCTTGATTAAATCCATTCCACAGCTTACTGAGACTGCGCCAAAGCTTATTATTGGAATTGTGCAGGGAATCCTTGATAATCTTCCGGAGATCATCATGTCCGGCCCTAAAATCATTATGGCGCTCATTGAGGGCCTTATCAGCGCGATCCCGGATCTCGTTCAGGCCGTGCCAACACTGATCAAGTCGATCGTCGACACGTTCCTCAATTATGACTGGGGCAGCATCGGCAGAAATATTGTGAGCGGCATTAAAAACGGCGTCTCAAATACATGGAACGGCCTAAAGTCTGGCGTAGGAGCGGCTGTGAATGGGCTGGTTGGCGGCGTGGAAAGCATTCTCGGCATCGCGTCTCCGTCCAAAGTCTTCGCCAGAATCGGCGGCTACATGGCCGAGGGACTTGGGCAGGGCTTTGACAGGGAAATGCTCGGGGTGCGGAAAGATATCGAAGATCAGATGACCTTCGGAACAACGTCATTCTCCGTGTCCGGCGCGGCAAAGTCCTCTGTCGGCGTCGTGAACGGCCTGCTTGCCAACAACCAGCCCGGAACGCCAATGCAGATCAACCTTGTACTCGACGGACAGACGATAGCAAGAGCAATATTCGATCCGCTGCGGGGCGAGATCGTACAAAGGGGTGTATCGCTTGCGTAGGATTAAAATCACGGACGGAACAAACACGGTCACGCTTCTGCGCGATCTCGTGTTCACGATTCAGCCGAAGGATATTGGCGCAACCGCGACAATGGCATCCGGAAAGACGGTTATGGATATCATCGGGGTAAAAAATGAATTGAAAATCCCGACGGGCTGGCTTTCTGTCGCCGATCTCCGAAAACTCCGCAGCATGATCAACACGAAACATGTGTTGAGCGTAACATACCCGGATGTAGACGGCGACAAAACAAGGGATTTCCTTTTTGAACAGCCGGAATACAAGGCGATCATCTACGATGAGGACGGCGTATCGCAGTGGTGCGGCGTCACGATCTCCGCGACACAGCAAGGGGTGGATTGATGCAGAAGGTATCGAGCAATTACGCACCGTTTACACCGGTGCGTGAGGTCGGCATGCTTGTCCGGTTTTACATTGTTGACCCGTCGGCAAAGAAGAACGGTACGGCCTCTGCATCTGATTCGGCACCAGGCACAAGCGCCGCCGAAACGATCAGCGACAGAGAAACCATATCCGGGAAGTTTGCTGGGCTTGAATTGAACCGGTGGGTTCTGGATGGGACAATCGATATTCCGAACGATAGCTTTGACGGGCAGCATGTAGGCTGGTGGAGCGGAGTAGTATCAAACGAGAGCGCCGAAATGGCAAGCATAATTACGTTTGAATTCTCCGCGCCGGTATCCACGATTGGTTGGGCGATGCTGTTTGATGAAAAAATGAACCAATACCCGGCGCAGATCACAATTACCGCATATGCGAGCGACGGAGCGGCGGTCGCAACCGGAACAAAGATGATCACGCAGGCGCGGCAGAACATCAGCATGACTGCCGCAAATTACACAAAGCTGACGATTCGATTTGACAAGACGCTCCTGCCAAAGACACGCGCCCGGCTGCGGCAGATCGATTTCGGCCTGACGGAAACCTACGAAAACGACACAATGGCCGACGTGAAGATTATAGAGGAAGCATCCGTTTCCTGCGAATCGTTCCCGTCCCGGCAGATTTCCTTTACATTTGACAACGCGGATCATCGGTACAACATTCTGAACCCGGACGGCGTTTTCTCCGTGATTCAGGATGGCCAGAAATTGCTTGCCAGATGCATTGTAAACGGAGAGAGCATAGACGTTGGCGAGTTCTTTTTTACATCCGTTACAGCACGCGATTCCGGCGTTACGGCACAGCTTGTCGGAAACGATATGGCTGCGACACTCGATCGCGCAACCTATGAGGCCGGAAACGCTACCGCGTGCAAGCTCCAGACTGTAGTTGCGTCCGTACTGGAAGGATACGACGTCACTGTGATCTACGGCGGCGGCGCAGACGAAAGAACGGTAGTCCCTGCAATCCCTCGGAAGACGACGAGACGCGAGGCGATCCGGATTCTGGCACAGGCCGCAATGTGCTCCGCGTGGTTTGATCGATCCGGAAACCTGCACATCGCGGAGCTTTCAGCAGGCGCAGTATTGGGAGAAATAACGCCGGATGAGCTTTATAACTATGACGGTGTGTCCATATCGGAAGCGGTTGATTGCGTAGAGCTGCACGTTAAGAGCGACTACGCGAATATTGATACGACAATCACCGCCGGGAGCGGCAAAAACATCAAGAGCGTAAATAACCCGTGCGTAGCGCCTGCAAACTATCAGAGTGTGGCCGCGTGGCTGCTTGCGCAGTATAATCGCCGAAAGATCTACAGCGTGAAAAACCGGGGCAATCCGGCGCTCGAAACCGGCGACACCATCAAAATCTCCGACGCATTCGCACAAAACGAAAATGCTGTGCAGACCGGTATGGAACTGACGTTCAGCGGAGGCGGAATTTATGCCGTAACGAAAGGAGTTGGCGCATGAGTACCATCATTGACACCCTCGTCACCGACCGGACGCAGGCGGACGTGGATCACGTCAAGGCGCTGGCCGCGAAGGGCTTTGCTGCCATGACCGCAGCCGAGCAGGCGGAATGGCTGGCTGGGATGAAGGGCGCGTACAACGCAAGCGACATGAATCGCGTGGGAACCGCCATGAACTATCTGGCGGCGCGTCTTGCGCCGGTCTGCGGCATGAGTATCGCATGGTCCGCAAAAACAGATTGGGCCGCAACGGACATTATAACGGCATCACAGGCCGAGGCATACCGCAAGCAGGTGCAGTCCATCCGGGATGCACTGGCATACCCCGAAGGAACGCCGGACGCGCCCGGCCTCGACCGGCTGACCTACACCGGCGCAAACGACATCGAGCGCATTCTTGCGCTCTGCGAGGAACTGATCGACAACATCACAAAGGCGTTCCGCTACACCGGCGCTGCGGAATGCGCGACAGGAGGCTTGATATGAAAGATCGTCAACCTACAAAAGTCCTTTCCAACGGTGCTATTCGATATGGCATCTACAATTCCGACGGTAGTCTTGATCACTACGAGTACATGAAACGTATGGACGAGCCAACAGTTGAGGGTACGCCTCTCAATAAGGCAAATCTTCTGTCCGATGCCACTGCCGCCAAGCTCTGGCCGAACGCAACCACGAGGCCGGAAGACCCGACAGTCAACGACGCGTTCGGAAAGCTTTCGGAGGGCACGGCCAGAGTCGGCGATATCGCTATCACGTCCCGCACAGACCTGTCCGACGCATGGCTCCCGTGCGACGGTAGGTACATTTCCGGCGCACAGTACCCGGAACTGTTCAATATATTGAGATCCAGCAAGACCGATGCTGCGTGGGATGTTTCCACGTTGATGAACGCAAATCTCTACAATCCAAGCATTTCATATGCAAATGGGTATTGGTTTATCACGAGCGCGAATAGCAATAGCCCTGATTATCTGGACGGTAAAATCTACTATTCTTCAGACCTTGTTTCTTGGAATGATATTTCTATACCTAAAAATCCATTGAAGGGAAAAAAATATACAGGCCTCACCATAATTAGCAGCAGTATAGAAAGGCAGACTACGGTTCAATACTTAAACGGGGAATATGTGCTTGTCTTTTATATGAGTTTTGTCACAGATCCCGGCGGAGCAAATAATTCTCATTTGTACGTTTGTGCGCACACTGATACGCTTAATCCTGTTAGCTGGAAATTCACTGTACTATCTACTACGGAAGACTTTTTACCAGAGAGTTATCCCCCTCCTGTGTGGCTGTTCTATGACGGATCAAAGTATATTGCATCGATCGAGTATCAGGACGCTAAGGACTACGAATGTCTATACCGCGCTGATCTCGTCGAAGAACCAGAAGAAATTACTTTAAACGGATGGGCATTTTCAAAATACAGTGACAACAGCTTACCGAAAAAGTATAATGCGGAAACGGGGTATTTTTATAGAATATATGATTACTACGAAAATTCTACGCGTAGGCAACAGCTTCAGCGAACGCAGTATCCGCTCGACCAAAGCTCGTGGACGACTGTTTTCAGCCATACGTCTTTCGATGTTTTGGAATATGCCGTAGACGGAAACACCATTTCAATCATAACGGCCTCATCGGATAGCAAATACGCTTATTTCAAATCCGAAAATAATGGTGCAACGTTTACGCAGGTTATTGCAAACTCTACGATATCTGGTTTAACAGCGTCAAGGTACGAATTTCCCGCCGGTATGATTCTTGTGGACGGCGTATCCGTGTGTGTCGCTGCATCATCTAGCGCGTACACCACCCAAAAATTAGTACTTGCGGATGATGACGCTTCTGGCTTCGTGTGTATAACAATGCCGCACGCGCTCAACCGGTTCATCAACACATATCAGCCCGCGGCAGCGTGCGGGAGCTTGGCGGCGGTCGTAACTTCCGCCGCAGGAAATGGGTACATAATGTATCATGATTTCGCGTATGGAGATAAGAAAATCCCAACAGTTACACCGGGGCTTCGCAGTCATGCCTACATCAAGGCATTGGAGGAATAGCCATGCGGGAGAGAATCGGCACAAACGATCTCGCAAACGGGTCCGTCCGGTACGGGGTGTATGACGCGGTGGGAAGCCTTCTGCGGTATGAATGGCTTCGCCCGGAGGACGAGCCGCTGGAGGCAGGGACGCCGCTCACGGCCGGGAACCTGCTGACGGCACAGAGCGCTGCAAAGATCTGGCGAGCGGGCGACGCACCGGCGAACCCGATGGTAAATGAGGCGCTTGCGAAGCTGGCAGAGCCAAACTATCACGTCGGCGACATCCTCACGACTGTCCGCGTACTCTCTGCCCCATGGCACGCATGCGACGGCTCGACCTTCTCGCGGACGGCCTACCCGGCGCTTTATGCAGTCCTCGGCGGCACGACGCTGCCAAGCATCAGCTATTCCAGTGATACCACCACCTACATCAAAATGGCGGACGACTAGCCAAAAAAAACAAAGAAAGGTACATAAAACATGGATGCTGGAACCATCACGATCATTTGCGCCGTGCTCGGCTCGTCCGCGCTGACGGCGGTCGTCAACGCCGTCGTCAGCGCGATACAGAAAAAGCGCGGCAAGGCCACGACGCAGGAGGCGCACCTTGCAGAGATCGACAAAAAGCTCGGGAAAATGCAGGAGCATCAGGACGAGCAATATCTCGCAATTCTCCGGCTGACCATCATGTCAGAGGAAATGCCAATGGCCGAGCGCCTGATCGCCGGGCAAAAATACGTCAAGCTGGGCGGCAACGGCGATGTAAAAAAGTTTTTGCACCAGCTGGAGGCGCAATGCGGACATAGCAATGGAGTTTAGCAAGAAGTGGCTGATCTGCAGCGCGCTCGTCAGCCTCGCACTCATTATCGCCTGCGCGGCAGGCGCAGACCTGACGGAGATCACGCTTGCGGTGCTGGCCGAAACAACGGCCTCCAGCGGCTTTTACCTCTGGAAAGCCAAAAATGAGAACCGCGCGAAGTACGCGCAGAAGTACATGGATAAATGGGCCGAGAAATACGGCCCGGAAGCGGCGGCACGCATCGCGGAGATCGTGCTGAAAGACTGAAAGGAGCATACATATGGACTATACACAGATCATCTCGGCAGTGATCGCGCTCATCAGCGCGCTCGTTTCGGCATTTTTGATCCCGTGGCTCAAAACAAAGATCGACGCGGACAAGCTGCAAACGCTCCGCACTTACGTTGAGATCGGCGTAAAGGCGGCGGAACAGCTCTACGCGGCAACGGACGGCGAGGAAAAGAAAGCCTATGTGATCAATTTTCTGGCCGAACACGGAATCCGGTTCGACGTATCTACAATCGATCAGCTGATCGAGGCCGCCGTGCTGCAGCTGCACCACGAGTTGTACGGGAGTGAGCGGGCATGAGCATCAAGATCGGGCAGGCCAGTCTCGGCGAGACGGGCGGCCGCAATCAGCAGCCCGGCAACCAGAATGGGCGGGAGCTGAATATCTCCAACTGGTACAACGGCCGATGGCTCGGCGTCCTGCGCTACAAGAGCCGCAAAAAGGCCGAGCGGGCCGCGCAGACGTGCGAGGCAGCAATTAAAAACCGGAATATCGGTTACGACATGAGCGACCGGAACACGGCGTATGAGGCCGCCAGAGCCGTCCAGTGGGACATGAGCAAGATCACAAAGCCCGTGGAGACGGACTGCTCCGCGCTCATGATGCTCTGCGCCGTGGCCGCAGGCTGCGCGTCGGTCGAAGCTCTCTACCGTCGGCAGGGCAACAGCTGCACGACATACTGCATGCTGCATGATTGGCCAGCAACGGGAGATTTTGTGCTGCTGACCGGCAGCAAGTATCTGACGACGGACGCCAATCTCCTGCGCGGCGACGTACTGGTAAGCGAGGGCCATACGGTCATGGCACTCGAAGATGGAAAGAACGGAGAGGGGGAAAAAGAAGTGGTCGAAAAGAGCAAGATCATCGTGGACGGTAAAGAAGTTGCCGTTGAACGCATCCTGAAAGACGGCTCGAACTACGTCAAGGTGCGCGATCTGGCCGCTGCGCTGGATCTCGAAGTGAGCAACAAGGGCAACATTGCCGTGCTGAAGCACAAGGAAAAGTAAGGAGGCGGGGCGTATGTCGCCGCAGGCGCGGGCCAAGCTGCCGCCAGAGCTGGGCCGCCTGACCCGCAAGGATATGGAGGCCGTGATCTATCAGGCCAATCTTGGACGCGAGAATTCGCAGATCGCGCAGCTTTACTTCGTAGACAAGCTCCCGCAAGTGGACGTTGCGACAGAATTGTATCTTGGCCGCGCCACCGTGCAGCGCCGCCTGCCGGAGATCATGGCGCGGATGAAGGCCGTGTCCGGCAGTCTTCCAAACTGAGCGGAAATGATGCACAAGTGATACGAAGCTGAGGCACATCAAAACGCAAAAAAGCCCATACTGGACACATCAAAGGAGTGTTCGGTATGGGCTTTTCTTATTTCAATCCAAATCCCGCCGGGCAGAAGGTCGGGGACTGCACCGTCCGGGCTATCGCAAAGGCGACCGGGAAGAGCTGGGACGAGGTGTATATCGGCCTGTGCCTGCAGGGGCTCATCATGGGCGATCTGCCGAGCGCGAACAGTGTATGGGGGGCGTATCTCCGGCAGCAGGGCTTTACCCGGAACGTAATCCCGAACACGTGCCCGGACTGCTATACCGTCGCGGATTTCTGCGCAGACCATCCGTGCGGCGTGTACGTGCTGGCGTTATCAAGCCACGTTGTGTGCGTGGAAGATGGGACGTATTTTGACACGTGGGATTCTGGGAGTGAAATTCCACTGTTCTATTGGGCAAAGGAGGATAAATGATGTTCGGACAACAGCCGTATGTGTATCAGCAGCCGATTTATAATCAGCCAATCGGCCAACCAATCAGTCAGCCAATGCAGGAGCCAATGATGCGTCCGCAGTACCAGCCCGCGCCGCAGATGTCGGCCTACCAGCCGCAGCCCCAGCAGCCGCAGAATCAGTCGATTATCTGGATCCCGAACGAACAGGCCGCAAACGACTTTATCGTCGCGCCCAACAATGCCGTTACGCTTTGGGATATGAACGCGCCGGTCGTGTATGTGAAAAAGGCCGATGCAAGCGGCAAACCGACCATGACGACCTACGACCTTGTAGAGCGTGCGCAGGCCGTTATAACGCCCACAGCGGCGCGAAAAGACATGATGGAGGAATACGTGACGCGCAAGGAGTTTGAGGAGCTTGTGGCGAAGCTGTCCGCCCCAAGCGTCAGGCCGCGAAAGATGAAGGAGGCGGACAATGAACCCACTGTTTAACGCCCTCGGCGGCGGACAGCTGCCCGGCCCGATGGGGCAGTTCCAGAACATGATACAGCGGTTCCGTCAATTCCAGAATAGCTTTCAGGGGGATCCAAAAGCAGAGGTCGAAAAGCTGGTACGAAGCGGGAAAATCTCGCAGCAGCAGTTGAATCAGCTGCAGCAGGTGGCGGGGCAATTCCGGCAACTGCTGTAATAGTTCGGGAATTCCGAACAGTTGAACGATCAAAATCGTGGCCACGATTGAGATAAATCTTTTGAATCTACGAAAGGAATGAAAAATATGAGTTTGAATGACGGCGCCCCGACCATGACAATGCCCGTCGCGCCTACCGGCATGTCAGGTGGCGGCTGGGGCGGCTTCGGCGGTGATAATGGCTGGTGGATCATCATCCTGTTTCTTGCCATTTTCTGCGGCTGGGGCGGAAATGGAAACGGATTCGGCAACAACGGCAGAAATTCCGGCGGCGTTGTAGACGGCTATGTGCTGGCCTCTGACTTCTCCAACATCGAGCGCAAGATCGACAGTGTAAATCAGGGGCTTTGCGACGGATTTTACCAGCAGGCGCAGCTTGTCAACGGCACCAACATGGCGATGGCAAACGGCTTTGCTCAGGCCGAGCTTTCCCGCTGCAACCAGCAGGCCGCGCTTATGCAGCAGCTGAACAACATGGCGATGCAGGCACAGGAGTGCTGCTGCGAAAACCGCGCTGCAATCGCCCAGGTGCGCTACGACATGGCGACGCAGGCGTGCGACACCCGCAACACCGTGCAGAACACCACCCGCGACATCATCGACGCGATGAACTGCGGCTTCCGCAGCATCGACCAGCGTCTGACGGCGCAGGAGCTTGCGGCGAAGGACGCGAAGATCGCCGAGCAGAACCAGCAGCTTTTCGGCTACCAGCTGGCAGCATCGCAGGCGGCACAGAACAATTACCTTGTTTCCACGCTTCGCCCGAGTCCCAGCCCGGCCTATGTTGTCGCGAATCCGTACTGCTGCAACAGCGGCTACAACTACGGCTGCGGCAACTGCGCGTAACAACTCCATATCGTAGAGCTTTTTCGTGGCCTCACGAAAATGGTCGGCCCCATTGCCGATACTCGACAGCAACGCGGCGGGGCAATCGTCCCGCCGCTGTATTTTTATGAAAGGAATGATTTTATGGCTGAATTTACATCATCCGGGATTCAAACTGTCGCCGCTGGGCAGAACGTCCCTCTGATCTCCACGGCAGCTTGCGGAAAGCCGTGCATCGTACATCGCGAAGGAAGCGGGCTCGTTACTCTGCGCGGGCTTACGCAGCAATGCAAGGCGAAGTTCCGCGTATCCTTTGGCGCGAATATCGCCGTCCCTACAGGCGGAACGGTAGGTGCCATTACCGCTGCGCTTGCAATCAACGGCGAACCTCTGAGCAGCGCCACAGCGGCCGTAACCCCTGCGGCTGTTGAGAACTATTTCAACATCTTCGTTTCCACATTCGTGGAAGTCCCGCGCGGCTGTTGCCTGACTGTAGCGGCGAAGAACACCAGCGCGCAGGCAGTAAGTTTCGCAAATAGCAATATGATCGTCGAGCGCGTATCGTGAAAGGAGGATGCAATATGTACGATTTGAGAAACCTGCGTGAAATGCTCTGCAAAGAGCTGGACGAAATCGCCGACAAGCGCGAAATGTCTGCGGGCGATCTGGACGCGATCCAGAAGTTGACGAGTTCCATCAAGAATACCTACAAGATCGAGATGGCTGAAGACGGCAGCTATTCCCGCGATGGCGAGTGGGAGGCGGATATGCGCGGTACTTACGGCCGGGGCAGCTCTTACCGTGGCCGCCGCCGTGACGCAATGGGCCGCTATACCCGCGCCGACGCCCGCGAGCATATGCGCGCGCAGCTGGACGATATGATGCGCGACGCGGACGACGATAAAACCCGCGACGCGATCCGCCGCTGCATGGAGCAGATCGAGCGGGCATAAGGAGAGCGCAATATGTTGGATGCAGCCGAAATCCGGAAAGAGATTGCTCGCCTGGAATATGAGGAATCCGACTATAAGAATTACGCTAAGCTTGCGGATCTGTATGTGATCCGCAAGCAGATGCAGGAAGACGAGAAGGGAAGCAGGAGCACGCGCCTGCACGCCTATTCCGGCGACCCCGCCCCCGCTGTGCAGGCAGCAGCCTCACAAGCAGAAGTCCCGCAGACAGTAGGCAGCTATGGCGACAGCGACTTTTTACGCGCCATAGAGGGAAAGAAACCGTCCACCGTTTGGCCGATCATGGACGAGCTGATGGATACGCTTGCGGTCGTAAACGAAAGGGTGTATAATTCGGTTATGCAGAAAATAGGACGGGGCGAGAATCGCTAGTTATTTGTTAGTAACCCAAAAAGATTGAAAAAAACCGAAATAGCAGAAAATTAAAAAAATCAAAATTACAATCCACAAAAAGACTCAAAAAGATCAAAAAAGTTTACGAAACGCGCTGGACGCTGCCTTTTAAGCAGGGTGTCCGGAGTTCGAATCTCCGGCGGGTCACCAAAAAAACCTTGAAATCTCAGTGGTTTCAAGGTTTTTTGTTTTTTGAATCTTTTTGATTTGTTAGTAACACGTTAGAAACCGGCGCGTCTATCGCTGCGACAAGCTGATCGATATCAAAGTGCTCGTAAATGTTTGCAGTCGTGGAATAGTCAGCGTGGCCGAGCATCTTTTGAAGCAGCTCCGGCTTGATATTATTTGCAACGGCCCAGCTTGCAAAGGTATGCCGCGCGGCGTGCGGCGTCTTTTTGGAAATGCCAAGACGCGTTAATAGCGGGTAAAAGTCCCTATTCCGGAAATTTGCAACCACTTTCTGCCCATCATAGCCGGAAATGAGAAGATCACACGTTGCGCGCTGCTTGAATTCGGAAAAGTACATCCGACCTTCGGAGCGGATCGGAATTACCCTGTTCCGTCCGGCTTCAGTTTTCTCGCCGCCTACCACATATGTTTCATGCACGTTTGCGGTCCGCAAGCCAAACAATTCTCCGATGCGCATACCAGTATAGATCATCATCAACACAAGTTTTGCTGCCTGGGACCCGTCCTTCTCTAATTTGCTGATGTCGTCGGCGGAAAAAATCTCCTTTTCCTTTTTTACGTTTTCTGGGAGTTTTACAAATGATGCAAAATTCGTTGTGATAAGCTCTTGCCGAAGCCCCCATTGCGACATCTGCGTAACCAGTTGCTTGAATTTGGATAGAGTGGAATAGGATTTTCCGCTGTGCTGGTCGATGACAGCCTGATAGTCCGCAGTTCTTAATTCACGAAATTTCCGCCCGTGCAGTGGCTCGAATACGGCATAGGCGCGCGTATACGTCTCTTCGCCCTTTGGCCCGATATCCCGGAAATGCTCATCCTTCCACGCTTCGTAAACTTGCGAGAACGTCCAGTTGTATACTTCATCGATACTCCGCCCCTGTAAACGCGCAAGCGCCTCAAGGGCGGCTGTTTTTTTGCCAAAGTATCCGATTATAGTTTTACCCTTTGCGGCTACCCACGGGCGGGTGCGACGCCCTTGCAGTTTGTAAACCGTACCTGTGCCGTTCGCCCGCTTCAACGCTTTCTTCGGCGCTGCCTCCTGCTTTTTCCCACACCAACAGCAGAACACAGAACCGGCAGGGATTTCTTTTTTACACTTGATGCACCCCATGTTTCCCTCCACGTTCTTTTCGGATCGCGTAGAAAGTAATTGCCGAAGCCAGAACTGAACCTACGATCAGGGCGATACACGCCCATGCGGTTACGGACAAGTCTCCATCTCGAATGAGGCCTGCGTTCCGACTCTGCGCATCCGTCACAAGACAGGCAACCAGGGAAAAGGAGAGCAGCAAACAAAATAGGGCGAGAACGTAACACATTGTATGTGTAGACCTTATCTGCGCGCTCTGTAGGGCTGCTGCTGCCTCCAGCTTGGCGTTTTCAAGCTCGACACGATGGATCTGCTTGGTCAGCTTTTCCGGGCTTCCGACGGGATTCTCAAGGCCGAACAGCTCGTCGAGCGACAGACCAAGCGCTTTACATATTGCGGCCGAGTTATAAAGCCGTGGATCCGCTTGTGTTCCGGCATATAATCGGCTCACGGTGGAGAAGGAAACTCCGGACTTTTCCGACAGCTCCTCCAGCGTCATTCCGCTGCGATCTTTCGCATTTCTGATTTTCCCATGATACGCGCCGATAAACGGCGCGAGTTCCTGTATTGCGGACATTGATGCGCCTCCAATCGCAGATTGTATTGTTATTTCTTACATTTTCCGGGTGAAAACGCAAACTATGAGAAGAAAACGCAAAACTCGGTCTTTTCTTACAAACATTATCTGGTACAATAAAAACGTAGCAGATAGTTCCTGAATCCGGCATCTGCTGAAATGGCCCCACCGTATGTTCCAGATACGATGGGGCCGGTCAAACCGAATATTATATCAAATCATCAGTCCCATAAACTGTACACCATCGGATTCCTGATCCCCAAAAATAACGCGGTCTGTTTGTTCATAATACCATGTTGATTTTTAGAACAACCGTTCTATAATAAATGACAGGAGGAAAAAATATGGAGTGCATCAACATCCGGGTAAACAACGGGAAAGTGGACGGAACAGTAGACGGTGCGAAGCTGACAGATGTGCATAGCGTCAGCGTGGACTACATCAAGGGCATTCCGCTCCTGTTTGCCTGCGTCGCGGACGTAGGCGAGGAACGGGACGAACGCCGGGGGCCGCGTGTGCTGAATTAAGAAAGGACGGAATATCTATGTGGTTAAAAATTGCTGAAATTGCGTTGCTTGCTGCACTTGCCGCAGATCTCTTATTGCTTCTGATACTGTGCGCAAAGGAGAAAGCGGCGGAAAAAGAAATAAAAGAAATGCTTGGGGAAGAGGGATTCCAACAGTATATCTTGGAGATCGAGCAGGAAAAGAAAATTAAAAGAAAGAAAAAATGCCCGTAAGATACTAGGAAACGGCGATCAATGCCCTCTATTACATATCATAGTACAACCTACAGGAAATAACAATTGGAATAATCAACGAAAAACGGCAAGATGTTTTGTGAGGAATCGAGGCGCATATGAAAACGAAACGGGAAAGAATCGACTTATTGCTGGGCAAAGCGACATTGGAACAGCTCTGCGTGATCCTGCAAATTTTGCTCGGAATGCTGGGATGAATTCAGGAGCAGGATGAAAACACCGCTCCGGCTTATTTGGCCGGGGCGGTGTTTATTTTTCGGCAGGTTATTTGGGATTGCAAGTCCCGCACGCGCCGTATCCTGCGGCTATGGCGTCGGCGGCGGAATCGAACCAGATTTCGTTTTCACTCAGTATCTTTTTGGCCCATCGGCAATCCGGCCAGTGAAATTTGTCGCTGTCTGAGCTTGCAACAAATTTCCCGGAGGATTTGCCCTGAGAAGGATCCGGCGAAGCGGCTTCTACAGGAGTGTCTGCCTCGCTGACGTCGGAATTGACGTCAGAAGAGAGCGCGTCGGGATTGACATCCTTTGAATTTGCTTCCTGCAAGAGATTGCCGGACTGATCTATAAAGCGGACATTAATATTATCAACCGGCTCACCCGTGCTGAAATAGTGGTACAGGCCGCCGCTCATATAAAATGCAAGCGCCATGATAGATTCCTGAAAGCTTACAGTGTCGGAAGACAGCGTGACGGTGAATTTTGTGTAGTCGTCTGCGGCGTCAATCGCGGTGACGTTCGGGTAGTCCTCAGAGCCTACCATATCGGCAAGGCTGCTGTCAAACTGCTGCGCCATATCCTGCATTAGTTTTTTATGGCAGGCCTCCGTCATGATATATGTGACGGAGCCGTCTGCATTCAGCGTGGCGGATTTAAAGCCGTCTGCTTGCTCGACTTTTGAATCAAGCTCATCCTGCGTGACGTCTTCGCCTATGTAGTCAGACGGAATTGTGATTTCGACTGTCCCGCCGCTGAACAACGTCCCAGAGTGCTTTTCCACGTTGAAGGATTGCGAAGATTGTTCAGGCGCATCCTGCGTGATGGACTGTTCGGGCGTTTCCGGCGTTTGGGAAACCGCCGCCTGTGCCTGTGCGGGCGGCTGATCCGCCTGCTTAGGCTGCTTCGGAAAGAGCAAGATGCCGAGAGCGGCCAATACGGTGGCTCCGATCAGAATAAAATTCCTCGAAGAGCCGGTTTTTCTCCTGTTTTTTGCGCCGCATACCTTGCAAACGCGCTCGCTGGCGTTGATCTGTGCGCCGCAGGAGCGGCAGATCATCTTCCGGTTCGGCGTATCACAATGCGGGCAGAATTTTTCTTTTTCATCAAACTCCCCGCCGCAGCGGGGACATATAACAGTGTAATTTTGTTTTTGCATCGGCGTCATAGCCTCCTCACAGAACGGCGCAAAACCGCATAAATCAATACATAAAAATTCTACCACGCAGCAGGAGCGGGTTCAATCCGCAATATTCCACAAATTTCAACGCAAAAAAACCGACAAAAAGCACCGAGGCGGTTATCCGTCCTCGGTGCTTTTTGCTGAATCGCTCTTTTGCAGCTCGTCGATAAACCGCTCAATCTTGCCCCAGTCCTCCGGCGGAAGGGCCATGAGCAGCGTTATGAACCGCTTGCGGAAGGAATCGTCCGCGTCAGACATGATGTTCGCAACCAGCAGGCCAAGCTCTTCGTTCGCGCTGCGCTTGACGTACATTTCGCCCTCGCCGTCTTCGAGCCATGCAAGGGAGACGCCGAATTCTCTGGCAATGTCCGCAATGGTGCGGTCGCTGGGTTGCTTCACCCCGGAGCAGAGTTCAGAAACGAAAGGCCGCGAAACGCGGATGCGATCAGCAAAAGAGGAACGAGTTATACCAAGATCTTTTATAAGAAGAGCGATTCTGTCGTTAATTGTGTTCATTGGGATCACCTCCTGTCTGAAAAGAGGTTAGCACAGAAAAACGGAAAAGTCAATAGCCCAGCTAATAAATAGACACTTGACAATGTAGCTAAGCTATGCTAATATGTAGCCAAGCTAATAAAAAGTTTAGCCAACCATATGCGCCGCTATTTCCTGCATTTTAGCGGCTGCATCGTCGGAAATTTGATAGATCGTGTCCAAAGAAATCGAACCGATGAAATTATTGAAGGAATGATTTGACATTTTATGCACCTCCTTTCTCCGGCATTATATCACAGCCGGTGAGCGTGAGGGAAGAAAAATCAAAGTGAGGTGAGCAAAATGCCGGAAGAACAGAAGCGGCAGGCGGAGAAGATTTCCGCTGAAATGAACAAGCTGACGCCGGAGGCGCGCGAAAAAGTGCTGATCTTCGTGCAGGGCATGACGGCCATGCTGGATACGCCGAAGAAGCAGCCGAAGGAGGCCGTCTGATGGTAATCGACGACGATCTGCGGCAGACGCTCGAAAAGCAGCTGGAATTGTTGGCCGAGCGCAGCCAGAGGCAGGAAACCACAAACGAGGATCTTGCAAAGCTGACGGAGCAGATGATCTGCATCGTGAGCTTGCTGGAAGAAACACCGTAAACGAAAAGGAGGATTTACCATGAATTACATCAACAACCCGAATGATATGTGCTGCTGCTCGTTCGATCGCGGAGACTTTATCCGCGTGGAGAAAAGAACTGTGCTCGTCGACATTATGGGAACTAAGGTATGCGAACTCGGCGATATCACGCCCGGCCATAGCTACGACTGCGAAGTGCGCTGGGCGCTGGTAAAGAGCTACATCGTCATCGCGTATTACCCCACGGAGGCCGCAGCGCGCGCCGCGTACAACGACCTGGTCGCCGATCTTGCGGTGAAGGAAACCGTGGTTTCGGTACGGGAGGGCTGAGACATGGGAAGAACCGCAACGCTGACCGCGGCGGAGGCGGTGGAACGCCTCCGGGCCGCCGGAATGAAAATCAATCCCGCAACGCTTCGCGCTGCGCTGCTGGCCGGGGCTTTTCCATTCGGAACCGCCGTAGTGGCAAACAAAGAAGTGGTCTGCTGGGTCTTTCCGCGCAAGCTGGACGCGTGGATCAAAGAAAATCTTGCACCGGAGGGAGAAGCATGAGAAAAGCCAAAACCACCACCACCGTGGTATCCCTGATTGCGGCGGCTCTGCTGGCGCTGCTGATTACGGCCATGTTGACCGGCTGCTCGGAGGCAGACAAGGTCAATGCCAACATCAGCAAGCAGGCGGATTATTTTGAATCCGAGCGCAGGATCACCGTCTACAACGCCCGGACAGACAAGATCATCCTCGAGGCCGAGGGCTACATGAGCATTTCCAACAACGGCAGCAGCGAGCTCGTCGTGACCTGCAAGGTCGGGCCAAACGAGTACAAGAAGAACTACATATACCTGAACGATTACACCCTCTATGTAGTCGAAGATATTTCCGGGACGCACACAGACCCGTACCACTACAAGATGTACTTCCACACGGAATTCCCGGTCGATGTTGAGGTAAGGCCATGAAGATCAAGGAGCTTTTGAGCCTTTTCCGCCTGACGTGCGACGTGCGGGTGGTATACCTGATGCGCGCAAGCGAACAGCCGCAAATTCCGAACAGCAGCCTCGGCTATACGGGGAGCCTTTATCTTCCGGAGAAGACGAGACAGCAGACGCTGACAAGCCTGAAAGATCTCAGCGTATTTGAGGATGGAGAGGTATCTGAATTCTGGGTCAACGGCGGCACGCTGATGATCCGGGAGGCGGGAGGCTGACCCATGGGGAAGGAAAAGACCTACACCCTCACATTGAGCGGGCAGGAGCTGCATGATCTGATCGAGGCGGCGCTGGTCTGTGAGTGCCAGACGGCGCAGATCATCGGCGGGCTGAAGCGAAAGGGGCTTGATCTGGACGCGCAGAAGCTCGTGACACAAAACGCCCGTCTGGCGCGGCTCGTCAAGCGGATGCAGGAGACGAAGGAGGATAAGCGGAATGCGGAAACTGATTCTCAGCGGAGACGATTGGTTTGAGCTGAAGCACACGCTGGAGCTACTTGTGATCGTGGCAAACAACGCGGCGAATGAGCACGAGAACATGGCTGCACACGAGCGAGTGGCGGAATTGTCTGAACGGCATGCAAACCTCGCAAAACGCGACAGGGAAAGGACGGAGAACTACAAGCGGCTTATGGCACTGGTAGAATCGGCAGAACGCCTGCCGGAGACGAAGGAGGAAACCAATGGATAACGGGAAGGTACACGTCGAGATCGGCATGGACGGCAAAAAAACGGTATCTGCGCTATCCGGCAGCGCGCTGGAACTGAGCGCTGCTGCCGCGCGAATCCTGAACATATTTTATGCCGCGTTCTGCCAGCGGGGAATAGGCGAGGAATTCAAGGAAACCATGCGCTACTGCGTGAACCGGGAGGACAGCCCGGTATGGAGGAAGGAGTTGGCAGAATGAGAACCAATCTTGCAGAGCGGCGGATCGGCTATGAGCCGCCGCGGGAAGTCGAGAAAGAGAGCCCGGAAGAGCGCCGGGAGAGAATCCGGGCGATCTACCAGTGGCGCAAGGCCATGCGGCGGCTGGCGCGGCTTGGGTGCTGCTGGCTGTCGGGCGTGGCGTTCGCGCTGTGCATCATTGCGGGGTGCGCCCACGCGGCGGAGATCGCCGCCGTCCTCGGCGGCGTGTCGCTGACGACGTTTTTGACGGGGATCTGGCTGTGACGGAGCAAAAGATCACGATCGACTTCCGCCCTGACCAGCTGGCGGACGTGATCGAGGCGGTGAACGCCTACGCGGACGATCTCAAGAATGATCGGGCGCTCCTGTGCGAAATGCCGCGCGTCGATCATGAGACAACCGACGAACTGCTCAAACAGGAGACGCGGCTGCAAAAGCTGGCGTACTGGCTCCAGTGCGTGCAGGATGAAGCGCTATGACGGCGCAGATCTACGCGCCGCGTATGCGGCAGATCCCGTCACCGTGCGGGAAGGACTGCCCCGGCCGGGAGCCCGGATGCAGCGCACGCTGCTGCAGCTGGACGCTCTATGAGAGCATCCGGAACCACATCTACGACATCAACCACCGGGCCAAGCTCAGCCTGGAGCCGGACATAGCCGCCATCCGGCAGATCGAGCGGGCGGCAAACAAAGACAGGAGGGGCAAGACCTATGCAGCAAAATAGCATCAGCTACCCCGGCGAGCGGCCTGCGAAGCGCGCGGACATCGTAGAGCAGCCGGGCTATACCGGCAAGCACTATTTCGTGGTGGATTACGCAGGGCGGCAGCTGACCGTCCACGCAGCGGATGAAACGGCAGCCCTGTTCTGGGCGGCCAAGCGTTGGGGCTACAGCTTCAAGCGGCCGGAATACCACCAGACGGCCAGCGTGGCCAAGCTCGGCTATCAGCCGGACAGAATGTTCGGATAAAAAATGCCCTCGCCCGATTCCAGCCGGACGAGGGCGGAGAAGCCTACACTTCCCCGTGACAAGTTAAGTACAAGGAGAGTATACCATGAAAAATCCATATTTGCAAGAGGCAACGGAGATCATCCGCAAGCAGCAGGGGCCGCGCGGCCCGGTGTGGATGTGCGGCGAGCAGCTGCTGGAGATGATCGCGCCGGATGAGGCGGCGGCAAAGCTGGTGCTGAACGATCTGAAGCATGGCGGCATGAGCCTCAAGGGCTGCGAGGCCGAAATCAGAGCGTTCGCGCAAAAAAACGGCAGCTGCTGCACCGGCCAGGAGGCCGAGAAGATCATCCGCAAATACTTCGGCCTGCCGGAGCAGACGGAAGCGCCGAAACCGGAGCCCGCCGCGCCTCCCGCGCCGGCCGGAAACATCGTGAATCTGGAGGACTTCTTCGGATGAGCGAACAGATCGATTATGAGGAGCGGCTGCCGAGGCAGCCGTCCGAGGGTGCGCTGGACTGGTGCATCCAGACCAAATTCAAGTCCGAATACGCGATCTACCGGGATACATATTATCGTGATCCACTGACTGGCATACGGGAAAACGCAGTCTCCGTGGCCTGCACGGCCTGCGGCGGCAGCTGGATCGCAGAGAAGGTCAGAGCGGCGGACTGCCGAAAAGGCTGGGCGCCGTTCGGCTTCGTGGAGGGCATCATGCAGATCGACCCGGAGGACAAATTCCGCTGTCCGCAGTGCGGCGCGGAGCTTCGGGCAAAGCACATCGGGCAGCTGTCAAGGGCCGGGATCGACGACAACGTCTATTTCTGCGAACCGTGGCAGCTGGGGGAGAAATTCGTCCTGCTGGGCTGGCGGGCGGAGCGGAACATCGGAAAGGACGCGCGGAAAGTTTACCGGATGTGGCCGTATGAGGCGTATGTATTTGAGCAGAAAAAGGCCGTCCGGCTGACAGGCTATCAGAAGTGCCTGAGCACGATCCGTTATTTTGACAGCTGGCGGCAGGTGAAGCGCTGCGACGATAGATGGGGCAAGACGCTGGATGAAGACTGGTTCCGCAAGCCGGAAGATCTATCCGGCACGACCATCGAAAATTCGGCTCTGCTCCAATACCTGAAAGCGGCCGGAGACGAGGCGCGGCCAGTCGCGTATCTGCGCCTCTGGCAGAAGCACCGGAACATCGAGAATCTGATCGTGCAGGGCTGCGGGGGCATGGTCGCAAAGGCGATCACGCGGGATACACAGAGCTGGGACTACTGCGGCGGCCACAGCGCGAAGCTGGAATGGATCGACTGGAAACAGAAGCGCCCGGCCCGGATGCTGGGCCTCGACAAGCAGGAATTTGCGATCTGCGTCCGGGAGAAATGGATGCAGGATGACCTCGCAAAGTACAAGATGGTGCGGGCGTTTGAGCCGGTACGGCTGCCGGAGGACTGGAAGCTGCTGAAAAAGCTGCAGATCTACGAGCTGAACAAGCTGTGCAGCGAAAAAGCATTGCTGCAGGACGCAGCAGGCGGCAAAAGCATGCAGCTGCTGCGCGGCCGGCTGACCGTCATGCGCTGCCTGCGGTATCTGGAACGGCAAAAGTCCGACATCACAATGCTGCTGGACTACTGGAACATGGCCCGGCACGCAGGGCTTGACCTGCGGGACGAGCACGTCCAGCTCCCGAAAAGCCTCAAGCGCGAGCACGACCGGCTCATGGAGGCGGAGCGGATCGCGCGGAATGAGGAAGAAAAGCGCAGGAAGCAAGCCGAGATCGAAAAGCGCCGCCCGGCATTTGAGAAGGTCGTCGCGCCTCTGGAGGCGTGGGCCTGGGCTGATGGCGGGATCTGCGTCCGGCCCGTCCATACCGAGGAAGAACTGGTCGATGAGGGCAGTGCCCTTCACCACTGCGTCGGAACCTACGGCGCAACCGTGGCGCGCGGAGACAGCTGCATTTTCTTCATCCGCCGCGTGGACGCGCCGGACAAGCCGTGGTTTACCCTGCAGGTGGAACTGAAAACAGTGAAAGAGCTTCAGAATCACGGCCTGCGGAACTGTGCGCCGACGAAAGAAGTGCAGGAATTTGTGGACAGATGGCTCGAACACATCCGGCGGATGAAGATCGCCGGAAAGAAACAGAAAAAGGAGGCAGCAGCATGAGCGAACAGAATCTGATGGTATCCCCGGAAAAGCTGGGCGCGGAGATCCGCGAACTGACCCGGCAGGCAAAGGCCATGACGCTTTACTATGGCGTCGAGATCGGCCGGCGGCTGGAGGCCGCAAAGAGCATGGTCCCGTATGGCGGCTGGGGCGCGTGGCTGAAGGAAAACACGGAGTTTTCCCAGGCGACCGCGACCAGATTTATGCGGGTATTCAACGAGTACGGCGCGGCGCAGATCGGCATTTTCGGGGCCGTGCCAGAATCGTCAACGTTGCAAAATCTCAGTATTTCCAATGCTTTGCGGCTTTTGGCCGTGCCGGAAGACGAGCGCGAGGAATTTGCCGAAGCGGTCGATGCGGAGAATCTTTCCGCCCGGGAACTGGAAAAAGCGATCAAGGAGCGGGACGCCGCCCGGCAGGAGCGCGAAAGCGCCCTGCGGCAGGCAAACAGCGATTCCATTCGTGCCGAGAACGCGAAAAAAGAGGCCGAGGCGGCCTATGAGAAGCTGCGCGGCATGGAAGATGAGCTGGCCGCAGCAAAGGATGAGGCCTGCCGCATGGCGGACGAGCTGGAAGCGCTCCGGAATCGCCCAGTCGAGGTAGCTGTCCAGCGCGACGAGCAGGCGATCCGGGACGCGGAGGCCAAGGTCCGGGCGCAGGCGGAAACGGAGCTGCGCAAAAAGACCGACGAATGGCGGAAGCAGACCACAAAGACCGAACAGGAGATCGAGCGCGTCCGCAAGGAGGCGGAGAGCCTGAAGCAGCAGCTGACAGCGGCAAAGGCAATGGCGGAAGCCGCCTCTTCGGACGCGGAAAAGGAGCGTCTGACCGGAGAGATCGAGGATCTGCGCAGAAAGCTCGCCATGTCCGACAAGGACGTAACGGCTGCACAGCTGTATTTCTACCAGTGGCAGGCAGCCTTCAACCAACTGACACAGGCTATTTCCCACATCAAGGACGAGGATAAGGCCGGAAAGCTCTGCGCAGCCATCCGCGCCCAACTGGCCGCGTGGGGGAAGGCGATGGAGGACACAGAATGACAAGGCAGGAAATCGTGCAGGCGCTACGGGTATGCTCCCGCAGAACAGACGCACAAACTTGTGCGAAATGCCCATTGTTTGACAGCGAGGATTGTATGGGCGACATGATGGTTGGTGCAGCTGACTTGATCGAGCGCCTGACCGCCGAGAGCGCGGCGCTGCGGGAGAAGGTGCCGCAGTGGATCAGCGTGGAGGAGAAGCTGCCAGCAGATTATATTAAGCGATACCTTATCGCTTTTAAGGACGCAGGCGGAAGCATCGTGGATGCGGCTCGGTATATTCCGGGGCTCGGTTGGGAGTGTCGCAACTGGGAGGTTCCGCAGGGTTTGATTACCGACTGGATGCCGCTGCCGGGAGCACCGGAGAAAGGAGACAAGGCATGATAGCTGTTTTAATCAGCATCAGACCAAGGTGGTGCGAGAAGATCATAAGCGGAGAGAAAACGATCGAGGTGCGCAAGACGCGCCCGAAGATGGATACGCCGTTTAAGTGCTATATCTACTGCACAAAACCGGAGGAAAAGCTACTCACCATTATGAAAGACGGCGATGAGAATTATGGAGAAACGTATCACGGCAAGCCGGTTTTCATAAAGACGGAAAAAGCGCCGACCACTGGCTTATGGGATAAGCGGCAAAAGGTTATCGGGGAATTTCTGTGCGATCAGATCATCAACATTAACGGCGCGGGAAGGATACCGTCGGATGCTGCGCGGCCAACCTGCCTAGAGCCTGCGGAGCTGCACCGGTATCTCGGAGCTGCCACCGGCTTCGGCTGGCACATATCCAATCTCAGGATTTACGATACCCCGCGCGAACTGCGGGAATTTTACGCTGTGCCAAATGAGGTAGAGGTAGCGCTCAAGGCAAAACCCAGGCCAATTACCCGCCCGCCGCAGAGCTGGCGGTATGTGGAGGAAGAGCTATGGAACGACTGACTAAATGGAACGAATCATCGTATAAACACGCCTATTATCCGCGCTGCTTCAAAGAACCGTGCTACGGCAGCGGGTGCAAAATCAAGGATTGCCCGTTTGAAATAGCGGTGTGTGAGCGACTTGCGGCCTACGAGGACACGGGGCTGACGCCAAAAGAGGTAACTGCGCTAGGAGAACTGTTCGATTACGCGCTGAAAGAATCAAAAACGCTGACTGAGCAGCTTACATTGCTCCATCACATCCGCGAGCTTGCCGAGGCCGACAAGGACGGAAGAGTTATTGTTCTACCTGCCAAAAAAGGAGATACACTGTATGCCGTGACTAGGTTTGGAGTTGAAAAACGAGTTGTAAAAGAAATTGCAGCGCCATTTTTCTACAATACTTACGAAAGTAGTGATAGGGCAGCGCTCTCAACCGATATTAGAAATTTTGGTAAGACCGTTTTCCTCACCCACGAAGAAGCCGAGAAGGCTTTGCGGGAAATGGAGGGCAAGAAGGATGGCTAAGTACGTAACCAAAGCGCAGTTGAGACAACTCTATCAGGCTCAGCTCATCGATAACGACGAATATCTGAGACTTTTAAAAGAGTTTGCAGGGATAGAATCCCGGCCGACCACGGAGTACAACCACTACGACGAAAATGGCGAGTTTATTGGTAGCAGCGTGGACACCGATCTTTCTGACCTGCTGGACGAGGCTGGCGTGGAGGTGCGGGACGATGGGCCAACATAAACACAACCCGGTCGCCATTGCGGCGGCAAAAGGCGAGCTGCTGTCGAAGTTGTATCGGTAGTGCGTTGCCAAGATTGCGAGAATTTCAGTCGGAATGAAGAAAATGACCCGTACTGCGCAGATCGGAGAGGGCTTTCAGACCCGGAGCCTGACGGGTATTGCAGCTACGGAGAACGGAGGGAAGAATAAAGGATGAGCCTAATAGACGCTGCCAGATACACCACAATGATTATGGCGCAGAATCCAGACTGGTGCGCCAAAAGAATGGAAAACTTCGAGAAGTACATCACGGAAAATAGTGCTGGTGCTGCCGAGGTGTGTAATGAAAGGAAAGACAACTCCGCGATGGTGATTCTCAAGGATGAGGAGGGCAAGAAGGATGGCTAAGTTTATCTCAAAATCGCAGATGGAAGAACTGGAAGATGCCTGCACGTTTGGAATCGAGGGGGCAAATAAGTTGCTCAAGAAATACGCCGGAATCCAAGCCAGAGCATACACGGCGTACAACTACTACGACGAAAATGACAATTTTCTCGCGAACAGCGATGAAGCGGACATTTACGGGTTGCTTGAAATGGCAGGCGTGGAGGTGCGGCATGGAGGGTGATTATATCAGCCGCGAGGCGGCGTTGGAAGACTTTGAAGCCTGCAACGCTGCCAACCCGCACTGGACGCCTCAGCGTGTGAAAACGCTTCTGCTTCGTCAGCGCACTGCCGATGCTGCGCCGATTGTGTATGGCGTATGGCTGGAGGAAGACGGCATGCAGATTTGCTCAAATTGCGGTGAAGAACACGAATGGGATGACTACCGTGCATCTTACTGTGAGGATTGCGGAGCAAAAATGAGGAGATTGCATGATGACTGAAGAATTTATCAGCCGCGCGGAGGCGGTGAAAGCGGCCAATGAATGGGTAAGCGAGGCGTGCATGGCACCCGTGATGCGGGTAAGCCGATTGTTCGATAAACTTGCGAAAGTGCCTGCCGCCGACGTCGCGGAGGTGGTGCGGTGCAAGGATATCAGCACCAAGGAATAGGCAATCAGCCGGGGAACCTTATTTTTTGGACATATGCCGCAGCCGCTTTGCCTTGAGACGGCTGCGGGAGGATCACCCTGGCCTTGCACCCGGCGCACGGAAAGCTCCCTCAAGCTCTGTGCGCCGGGGATAAAAGGCGCGTGTGGAACGTGCGCGCGAACGGAACCAGTCAACGTTACCCCACACGGGGGTCTCGCATAGCCTCCGTGCATCGCTTGCCTCCTTCTTTTATAAGCCGCCTGACGGCAGTCAAGGGCGGCTCGCCCGGAAATGCGCAGCGTTTGACAAGCGAGCGCGGCGCGCCGGTGCGCAGACGGTGAAAGCCCGTCCTGCCTACGGGGGCCGGAATACCGGCCCCCAGACGAAAGGATGAACATCATGAAGCAGGAATTAGTCAAGCTGATCTGCCCGCAGTGCGGGAAGGAATTTTACCGGACGCCGAGCTATCTGCGGCAGTACAGAACATACAAGCCGTGCTGCTCACCGAAATGCAGGAACGCAAACATCAAAGCAGTGCGGGCCGAAAGACACATACAATGCGGAGAGCGCATGCGCGCCGAAAACGGCGAGCTCCGCCTGCCGCACAGCCGGGTAAACATCCGCATCACAAAGCCGGTCGCGGTCTATCCGGAGCTGAGCCCGGCCGTCGGGCAGATCTACCCGGCGGAAAGATACAGCCCGCCAACGAGCACAAAGCGGTACGGCTATGTGATCAAGTCCGGCGGCAAACGCATCAATATCCGCGCCGATGAGTGCGTGGAAGTGTGAAAGGAGCATTAAAATGGCAGAAATCATGGGAACTTTTGCGCACGACCTCGACAATTTTGTCGCGTACTACGAAAAGCTGAATTGGGATACCAGCTTCCGGGGCGAGGCATACCTGCCGCGCATCGTCATGGAGCAGTCCACGCCGCCGCTCTTCGAGGTGGGGGCGGACGGCGCAAAGACGCTGGTGCCTAATCCGACGATTCAGATTATTGGCCGCCCGGAGACTGAAGTTATCACGACCGGCAAGCTGCAGATCAGCAAGAAGGGTTTCACAAATCTGTGCAACCGTGCCGCCGCTCTGCTGGAGCTGTTCTTGCACGGATTTATGCAGGAGCGGAAGGAAATGGAGGCGGAACAGAATGACTGAAACAGCGAAAATCTATCGAGCCGCAATCGAGGTATTCGGCGGCGATATGCAGGTCGCTGTAGCCATCGAAGAGATGGCAGAGCTGACAAAGGAGCTGTGCAAGGCGCAGCGAAAGCTATTTGCGGCCGAAATGTTCATCGGCGATGGGGAAATCGACAACCATGACGAGATCGCAGCGGAGATCGCGGACGTCCAGATCGCGCTGGAAGAGCTGACGCTGCTGTTCGGCGTCCCGGTGGAAGTGCAGATAGCCAGAAGGCAAAAGCTTGCTCGTCTGGAAATGTGGATCGAGGAGGCAAGAGAGGAACGCGGGGACAATCGTGAGCATACCGCACATTGGGAAGACCCGGGCCAGAAGGGGGGATATGTGGTATGCAAAGCTGAATGGGCCGGGGCCAGATCCCAAAGGAGCGCGAGGCGCGTGGGGGCACTGCCCGAAATGCGGGGCATCAGATTGCGAATGGGACGCTGAGACAGACGTATGCACATGCAAGGCGTGCGGATACACGAACTGACCGTTGAAACTGTGGCCGGAATCTCCGGCCACGCTTTGAGCGGGCAGAGAGGGGAGGGATATCTGTGAATATTGCGTACAACGTGGACTGCATGGAGTATATGCGGACGCTGCCGGATAAGGCGTTTGATCTCGCGGTGGTAGATCCTCCGTATTTCAGCGGCCCGGAACGCCGGGGCTATTACGGCAGCAGGGTAAGCAAGAGCGGCGTGCATAGGGATTACCCGATCTCCCCGGAGTGGGAAATCCCGGGCGTAGAATATTTTGATGAGCTAAACAGGGTGGCGCAGAAGATCATAGTCTGGGGCTGCAACTACTATAAATATATTTTTCCGCCCGGACGAATTGTCTGGGATAAGTGCAACGGGGCGAGCAGCTTTAGCGATTGCGAGATCGCAGCGACAAATTGCCATGATAGCGTCAGACTGATCCGGTATATGTGGAACGGAATGATGCAGGGCAAAAGCATCGCCGACGGCGATACCCAACAGGGAGACAAGCGAAAAAACGAGAAACGGATTCACCCAACGCAAAAGCCTGTCGCGCTCTATGCGTGGATCTTCGCCCGGTATGCAAAGCCGGGAGACAAGATCATCGACACGCATCTTGGGAGCGGGAGCAGCCGGATCGCTGCATATGACGCAGGGCTGGATTTTGTGGGGTGCGAGATCGATAAGGATTATTTTGCAGCACAAGAGGAGCGCTTCGCCGCGCATACGGCGCAGCTATCACTATTTGTATAAAAGAGGATGGAGTATGGCAAAGAGGCACAAGCGCCGCCTGTTTACAGGGGCGGTATGTACGCAGATCGTTTATACCGTGTCCAACGGTGCGGACAAAAAGACCAGCAAGCCGCGCAAGCCGCGCTTCCAGACGCAGGCGGAGCGCGATGAATTCAACAGCAAGCAATCGCTGGATCGGCTTGTTGCGCTGATGAACGCCAATTTCTCACCCACAAGCCTGTATTCCACCCTGACATTGGATGCAGAAAACGAGGTACATACCGCAGAGGAAATGCGCAGAGTGCGCGACAACCTTGTGCGCCGCATGCAGTATCACTATCCGGAGGCCAAAATCGTTGCTTTCTACGGAAGAGGAAAAACAACCAATCGCTTCCATTTGCACCTGGTAACAGAGGGGATCCCGGAAGAAGCCATCGGCGGGCTCTGGGGGCTCGGCAGCGTGATCGAGGTTCGGCACCTGCGAAAGCACAACTATTATATAGATGAGCAGGGAAACAAGGTTGACCACGGGCAGGACTACACAGCGCTGGCAAGCTACCTGCATGCGCACTGGAGAAAAGAATTCGGCGGCCACCGGTACAAGGCGACGCGAAATTGTATCCGCCCCGAGCCGGAACCTGCAACCGAGGCCGTGCGCGAGTACAGTCCCAAGCATCCGCCCGTCGCCCCGCGCGGCTATATCCTCGTCGAGGCACGGACGACAAAGTACGGGTATCAATATTATAAGTATGTAGTCGATCCAAGATCAGAGCACAAGCGGAGCGAGGCCGCTTTCTTAAAACCTCGTAAATGAGTAGCATTTTAGCACGAAAGGAGCGATCAGCATGAACCGGAAACCGGACACGCATCCGCGCACAGACAGAAAGCTGGTATGCACCCGGAAAGATTGCATCTGCCATGACTGGCGCTGCGAGAATTGCTGCGCCAAGTATCGCCATATCTCCGATTGCAAGGGCGCCGAGCCGGAAAGGGACGGAGGATGCAGGACGTGAGCAGAAAGCACAGCGGAAAAAGAAACGCGCCTCCACCGCCAGGCTTCCCGGCGCAGCTGCGGAGGTTGCGGGAGCGCTACGGCATGTCTCCGGAAGCGCTTGGGGAGTGCTGCGGCCTCTCGCGGAACATCATACGCAAATACGAGCGGGGAGAACGCTGCCCGTCCGTTGATTCCGTGGTGAAAATAGCTGATTTTTTCGATATCTCGACAGACAGCCTGATTGGAAGACGAAGAAATTGACGGCAATCCCCCAACTGGGGGAGAATAAGCGAAAAAACATGGTAAGATATGAGCCATGAGGGCGGCACGCTCCCGGAGAAAGCCGGGGACGCAAAAATGCATCCGGGATTTCTGCCCCAGAAGAAAGAAATTGTTACCGCTGGAAACGGGAAAATACGGCAGTCTGAGTAAAATTATAAAATCAAAGAGTTGCGAGGGGGTGCATGGATGGCAAGGCCAAGAAAAGAGATCGATCAAAAGCAGTTTGAAAGCCTGTGTGCCCTGCAGTGCACCGGAGAAGAAATTCTAGACTTTTTCAACGTCACGGATCGCACCTTGAACGCATGGTGCAAGCGGACATATGGAGCGGGTTTTTCAGAAATTTTTCGCCAAAAAAGAGGGAAGGGGAAAATATCCCTCAGACGACACCAAATGCGATTGGCCGAAAAGAACGCCACAATGGCGATCTGGCTTGGAAAGCAGTATCTCGGCCAGACGGACAAGCCGGAAGAATCTGTCGACATGGAAGATACGGACGCTTACCTGAAAGAAGCGGGGATCGAATGAAAACCAAGACGATCGCCCCGTCCTTCGGAGAAAAGCACAAGGCGTACATACAGAGCGCGATGCGCTGCACGATCTCGGTTGCGGAGGGCGCTGTTCGAGCGGGCAAAACCATCGACAACATAGCTGCATTTGCGGCGCTGATCGAAAAAGGCGCGCCGGACAGGATACACCTCGCAACAGGCTCTACGGCGGCCAACGCGAAGCTGAACATTGGAGACGCGAACGGATTCGGGCTCGAGTACCTATTCCGAGGTCGATGCCGCTGGACAAAATACAAGGGCAACGAAGCACTCGTTATAAAATCCTGCGGGCGGGAATATGTGGTGATCTTTGCGGGCGGAGCAAAAGCGGACAGCTACAAGAAAATCCGCGGCAACTCCTACGGGATGTGGATTGCGACCGAGATCAACCTGCACCATGAGGACACGATAAAAGAGGCGTTCAACCGACAGCTCGCCGCGAAGCTGCGGCGTGTCTTCTGGGATCTGAACCCGTCTTCACCGGGGCATTGGATCTACCAAAACTACATCGACAGATTCCCGGAACGGCTCGGCGAGCGGTACAACTACCAGCATTTCACCATCCGGGATAACGCGACAATCACAGCGGCGCGCCTCGCGGAGATCGAAAGCCAGTATGACGTAAACAGCATCTGGTATCGCCGGGACATTTGCGGCGAGCGATGCACGCCGGAAGGGCTTGTCTACAGCAGGTTTGGAGCCGACTGCATTGTGCACGAGATCCCGACAGGTGGGGAATATTACATTTCCGTTGACTACGGCACGCACAACCCGTTTTCCGCCGGGCTGTGGCACGTCACAAGCAAGCAGGCTGTGCGAATCGCTGAGTATTATTACTGCGGGCGCGACGAAAAAGCGGAAAAGTCTCCAGAAGAGTATTACACGGAAATCAGGCGTTTGGCGAGCGGGCGAGACATAAAATGCATAGTCGTCGACCCGTCGGCCGACGCCTTTATTGCAACCATCAAAAAGCACCACGAATACAAAGTTCGCGGCGCGATAAATGACGTGCTGGCCGGGATCCAGACGACCGATGAAATGCTGGCATCTGGGAAGATCAAGATTTATGAGGGCTGCAAAGATGCAATCCGGGAATTTGGGCTGTACAGATGGGACGAAAAGAGCGAACTTGATCGAGTTGTAAAAGAAAATGATCATGCAATGGATGATTGCCGATATATGGCAATGACGATCCTGAGAAAGAAATTCAAGGAGCATTCCTATATTCCAGAATTAGCGAGGTGAAAAGAACGCAAATGCGGACATATCAAGATTTTTTAGAGGTCGCGGAAAAATCAGACCAGGAACGGATGGCGTTCGTGCTGGCTGCAATCAATGCCCATAAAGCATCCGACATATACCGGCAGGCTTTGATTGCGAAAGAATACGACGCGCACAGGAATGTGACGATTGCAAATTTTCAAAAGCTGCTTTATACACTCAACGGGAAAGTCATTCCGGACAACTACAGTCCGAACTATAAGCTTCGGAGCAATTTCTTTGCAAATTTCATCACGCAGGAAACGCAGTATCTGCTCGGAAACGGTGTGACGCTGAAAGAAGCCGCGAACAAAGAAAAACTCGGCGCATCGTTCGACGTTCGGCTGCAGGACGCAGCGCATGCGGCCCTTGTTGGAGGCGTATCGTATGGCTTCTGGAATCTCGATCATCTTGAGGTTTTCGATGTAACAGAGTTCGTTCCGCTTCTCGATGAGGAAAACGGTGCGTTGCGCTCCGGGATTAGATTCTGGCAGGTATCCGATACGAAGCCGCTTCGCGCAACACTCTACGAGCCGGACGGCTTTACACAGTTCATCCGCAGAAGCGGAAAAAACATGGAGATCCTAGAGGCAAAGCGCGGATATGTATCTGTCGAGGCAAGTTCCGAAGCGGACGGTACGGAGATCCTTGCATATCAAAACTATCCCGGCTTCCCGATTATTCCGCTCTACGGCAACCGCGCAAGGCAGTCAGAGCTTGTCGGCCAACGCGAGGCGATAGACTGCTACGATCTCATTAAGTCAGGCTTTGCGAATACAGTTGATGAGGCGTCAATCATTTACTGGACGATCTCGAACGCTGGCGGAATGGACGAGATCGATATGGCACGGTTCAAAGAGTCCATGCGGAGAATTGGTGTAGGGCTTGTGGACGACGACGGCGCGAAGGCAGAGGCTCATACGCTCACAATCCCGGTTGAAGCTCGGGAAGCGCTTCTTTCCAGAATCAGCGACGATCTTTACCGTGACGCGCAAATGCTTGATGTGGCAAAAGTGCAGGCGGGGCAGAAGACGGCGACGGAGATCATGGCGGCGTATCAGCCGATGGATAACAAGGTGGATCAATTTGAATACTGCGTGATCGAGTTCCTGCAGGCGTTGTTTAAGATCGTTGGTATTGATGACGAGCCATCCTTTATGCGATCCAAAATAACAAATCAGTTAGAACAGACGCAGATGGTGCTGCTTGCCGCGAGCTACCTTGACGACGAAACGATTCTGAGCAAGCTGCCGTGGCTTACGCAGGAGGAAATCGCAAACATTTTGAAGAGGAAAAGCGCGGAAGAATTAGAGCGATATTCCACGAAAGATATGGAGGAATAGACGTATGAGCGGCATGGTACAGGGCGATGCGTACAGTCTGGCCGTCACGGTCAAGAACAACGGGCAGGCTGTCGAGATCGACGATATTGAGAAGATCGAAATGACGCTTCTGTATTTGCAGAAGTATTACCCAGGCCAGATCACATACGCGGACGGGAAATTCTATTTCCCGCTGGCGCAGGAAGAAACATTCCGCCTGCCGAAGGTCTGCCCGATGCAGATTCGCGTGAAATTCAAAAGCGGAGACGTGCTCGGCTCCGAGAAAAAGCAGATCGACGTATCTGCCGCGCTTTCAAAGGCGGTGTTGTAATGGGCGGAATTGAATTTGAACTCAAGAACCGCGACCCGATCGACGTTTCCTTTAACGTTTCCGTGCGTGCCGGCGGCGGCTCCGGCGGCGGCTACAACATCGGCCCCGGATTGAAGCTGGACGCCGAAACCAACACCCTGTCCGTCGATACGGCGGACGCAGTCGAAAAGGACAACACTAAGCCTGTCACCTCCGCCGCCGTGTACACGGAGGTAGGCAACATCAACGCGCTGCTTGCGACGATTTAAGGAGAGGATTTTATGAGCACACAAACCGAAATTACCAGACTACAGACTGCGCGGAACAAGCTGCGCACATGGCTCGTCGGCCTCGGCCTCGCCGCGAGCACGGACAAACTCGACGCGCTGACCGACAAGGCCGCCGCCATCAAAAATCAGGGCGCGGTTGACGCCAACGTCAAGGAGGGCGAGTCCTATACCATCCCTGCGGGCTATCACAACGGCTCCGGCACGGTCAAGGGCGTGTCCGGCGGCGGCAACTACAACTTGCAGGCCAAGACCGTCACACCCACCAAGGAACAGCAGTCCGTCACGCCTGACGCTGGTTATTACGGCCTGTCCGGCGTCACAGTCGGCGCAATCCCGGAAAACTTCCAGGACGTCAGTGCGACGACCGCCGCGCCCGCAGACGTGCTGGCGAATAAAGTCTTCATCGACGCGGACGGCGTGACGCAGGCGGGCACCATGCCGGATAACGGTGCAGTGGAAAAAGTGCTGGACGCCACGACCGGCAATCAGGAATACACCGTCCCGGCGGGCAAGCACTCCGGCGCGGGCAAGGTATCCGTCGTGCTGGAAACCAAGTCCGCCACGCCTGCCGAGGCCGCGCAGGACATTACGCCCACAAAGGGCAAAGTCCTCGGCAAAGTCACGGTAAGCGCGATCCCGGACAAATACAAGGACGTTTCCGGCGTGACTGCCGGAGCGGCTGACGTGCTGGACGGAAAGTTTATCGTGCTGGCCGATGGCAGCAAGGTCGAGGGCACCATGGCCAACAACGGCGCGATCGCAAAGACCATCGACGGCCTCACGCAGACCAGCGTAGCCATCCCCGAAGGCTACACCTCCGGCGGCACGGTATCGCTGACGGACGACATCGAAAACGCTCTCGCCGCGATTTAAAGGAGGAACAGACATGAGCGTACAGACAGAAATCGACCGCATTATCACGGCAGTCGGCGCGGCGTATGACGCAGTGGAGGCCAAAGGCGGCACAGCCCCAGCGGCACAGACCATCGAAGGGATTGCAGGCGCGATCAGCGGAATAAAATCCGCACCGACTACACCGTACATGGAAGCAGAGTATATTGCGATGGGGGATATCACAAGCGGCAACCCAGGCCACTATATCAAGCGCGCAAAACTCTATAACCACACGGCAATCTACGCGTATGAGTTCGCAGGGCAGCGCCGACTACAAAACCTTGACTGTAGTGATGCTTCAAATAACATCACGGTAATAGAATCAATGGCGTTTAACCAGGCATTGGTACACGGGCTGGTTCTGCCAAATACGATCAGTGAGTTATGGGATGCATGCTTTAGTGGTGCAGCCATCGCAACGCTGACAGTTCCGCCACTTGTGACAGTGCTTCCAACTAGTGCGTTTGAAGATGTTCAGCCAGTCTACAATAATGCAACGGATGAAGAACTGCCAATCAATATCATCCTGCCACAAAATCTCACCAAGATAGAAAACCGGTGCTTTATGAGTGCAATGATTAAGCAGATCACTATACCGGATACGGTAACAGAGATCGGGGACAGGGCTTTCGGCTACTGTAGGCAACTTGCATCGGTTACATGCTTGGCTGCAACGCCTCCAACACTCGGAAGTAGCGTGTTCCGCTCGAGCACAGCGGGATTTACCATCAAAGTCCCGGCTGCATCGGTCGCGGCGTATAAAGCTGCCGACGGATGGAAGGATTATGCGAGTTACATCGTTGCGATGTGAACGCCGAAAACCGGAAAAGGGAGAACACCATGGACACCAAGACCATCATCGTTACCCTCGTCTGCGCCGTGCTCGGCGGGGCGGATAAAAGCGTATGAGCACAAGCAACACCGCCGGGCAGAAAATGACAGACGCAGAGCTCGCAAAGCTTGAAAAGCGGATTGCTGCGATATATAGGGAAGCGTATAACGATCTGACGGATACGATCAGGGATTACTTCGGTAAATTTGCAGCGCGTGACGCGGTGGAAAAGGCGCGGCTGGACGCTGGGGAGATCTCGGAGGATCAATACAAGCTGTGGCGTGCTGCTCAGATTGGACGCGGGAAGCGGTTTGAAGCGCTAAGGGATAAAGTCGCAGAGCGAATGACGAATGCAAACGCAACCGCAATCGCCTATATCAACGACGCAACGCCGGGGATTTACAGCCTGAACAGGAACCTAGCAGCCTATATGATCGAGCAGGTGGTGGGGGACGTTGGATTCGATCTCTGGGATGAGCGGGTTGTGAAGCGCCTGATTGCCGAGCAGCCGGGCCTTATGCCGTCCTACCCGGAGAAGCGAGCACTCAAACGTGGGATTGATCTTGCATACGGGAAAAAGCAGATAACCGCCAGTGTCACCAGCTCCATCTTGCAGGGCCGGAGCCTCAAGGGCATGGCAGATGATCTGCAAAGTCGTATCACCACCATGAACCGCGATTCCGCTATCCGGACAGCTCGAACGGCAGTCACGGGCGCGCAGAACGCCGGACGGCTGGATTCTTATTATGCCGCTGAGAAAATGGGAATCAAGTGCAGGAAACAATGGATGGCGACGCTCGACGGAAGAACCCGCCACTCCCACGCCATGCTCGACGGCGAGATCGTGGACAACGACAAAAAGTTCTCCAACGGCTGCCGCTACCCAGGTGACCCGAACGGCCCACCGTCCGAAATCTATAACTGCCGCTGCACGCTGGTATCCGAGATCGAAGGAATCGACACCTCCGGAGGCAAGCGCCGCGCCAGGAACCAGGCGACCGGACGGAATGAGCTGATCGAGAACATGAGCTATGCCGAATGGGCAGGGTGGAAAAAGAAAAATGGACGTTAAATTTATCGACAACTCAGAGGAAATCAAGGACAATATGAAAAACGTGCTGCTTCGTGCGCTTGAAAAGATCGGCATGACGGCGGAAAAGTACGCGAAGCGGCTATGCCCGGTTGATACCGGAAACCTACGCAACAGCATCACGCACCGCGTAGATGAAGGGGAACCGGCTGCATACATCGGAAGTGACACGGAATATGCCGCATACGTCGAACTCGGAACCGGAAAGTATTATCCGGGCGGGAGACATACGCCGTGGGCGTATCAGGACGCGAAGGGGAACTGGCACTGGACGGCTGGAAACAAAGCACAGCCGTATTTGAAGCCAGCGGCGGCGAACTATGCGGCGCAGTACCTGAAAATCGTCGAAGATGAGATGAAAAACGGATAACGCAAAAAGTTGGTGCAATCCCCCAGTTGGGGGATTGCGTTGTTTTTTGTATGGTAGAATTGGAGCGTAAAATCATACGTTCGCCCGCGAAGAATTGCGGCCAAAGGAAAGGAGAACGAAATGGCGCTTACAAGGAAGCTCCTGAAGGGCATGGGGCTGACAGAAGAGCAGATGGATACGATCATTGAGGCGCACACCGATACCGTAGACGGGCTGAAAAGCGACCTTGCACGGTATAAGGCAGACGCCGAAAAGCTCCCCGGAGTACAGGCGGAGCTTGAAAGCCTGAAAGCCAAAGGTGACGATGGCTGGAAGGATAAGCACGACAAGGTCAAAAAGGAATTTGACGACTACAAAAGAGAGCAGATGCAGAAGGAAACCAAGAGCGCGAAAGAATCCGCGTATCGGGAACTTTTGAAGTCTGTGGGTATCAGCGAAAAACGAATTGATTCGGTTTTGAAGGTTACCGATCTTTCTTCGGTTGAATTGGAAGACGGCAAGATCAAGAACGCCGATGATTTGAAGAAGTCCATCAAGGAAGAGTGGGCAGATTTCGTTGTTACCACGAAACAGAAGGGCGCGGACACCAAAGACCCGCCCACAAACAACGGCGGCGCTATGAGCCGGGACGACATCTTCAAAATCAGGGACGCGTCTGAACGGCAGGCAGCAATTGCCGCAAATCTCAATTTGTTCGGAAAGGAAGAATAATATGGCAGCAAAAAACAACCTGACCATGACGAGCGACGTTCAGGTAACTGCTCGTGAAATCGATTTTGTAACCCGCTTTGCGCGGAACTGGCAGCACCTGCGCGACATTCTGGGCATTATGCGCCCCATCAAAAAGCAGCCGGGCACAGTCCTGAAATCCAAGACTGCAAGCGTGACGCTCGCGCAGAGCGTCGGCGAGGGCGAAGAGATTCCCTACTCCAAAGCGACTGTCATCGAGAAGGACTATGCGAACATCAACGTCGAAAAGTACGCGAAGGCGGTCTCCATCGAGGCGATCAAGGAATACGGCTATGACGTTGCCGTCGCAATGACCGACGAGGCGTTCCTGTATGAGCTGCAGACCAATGTCACCAATCGTTTCTACGATTATCTGAATACCGGCCTGCTGACCGTCAGCGAAACCAACTGGCAGCGCGCGCTTGCAATGGCGAAGGGCGCAGTCATCAACAAGTTCAAGCAGATGCACCGCACCGCGACCAACGTTGTTGGCTTCGTGAACGTGATGGATCTGTACGATTACCTCGGTGGCGCAGACATCACCATTCAGACCGAGTTCGGATTCCAGTACATCAAGAATTTCATGGGCTACAGCACGGTTTTCCTGCTGTCCGACGATGAGATCAAGCGCGGCCGCGTGATCGCAACGCCGGTTGAAAACATCGTTCTGTACTATATCGACCCGGCTGACAGCGATTTCGCCCGTGCCGGTCTTGACTACAGAACTGATGGCGAAACCAACCTTGTTGGATTCCATGTGCAGGGCAACTACTCCACTGCGGTCTCCGAGTCCTTTGCGATCATGGGCATGACCCTGTTCGCGGAGTATCAGGACGGCATTGCCGTTGCTGATATTGACGAGACCCCGTCGCTCGGCACGCTGACGGTTACCTCTGCGGCGGGCACGGCGACAGGTGACACGAAGATCACGGTAACACCCGCGAAGGAAGCAAGCGGCAACGTCTACAAGTACAAGGTAGGCGATTCGGCTGAGACTGTCGTCTACGGCCAGAACGTCAGAACGTGGCCGACGTGGGACGGCAAGTCCGATGTCACGGCGACTACGGGCAAGAAGATCACAGTCGTTGAGGCTGACGCGACTTACAAGGCGCAGAAGGCTGGCAATGCGACGGTAACGGCGAAGTGATGGAGGTGGCGGTGTGATGCTGACTGAATTATGTGGCGTGCTTCGGAACTGGTTTGAAACTGACAGAATCAGTGGTACGTACACGGTCGAAAACGGCAGCATCACACTGCCGTTTTTGCAAAACGGACAGTTTTTCCGTGTGGTGGGTTCTGTTTTCAACGACGGAGTTCACCAATACCCGGATTACGCGATGGCAGACGAGACATTTGATGGCTCTATCTGGCCGATGTCTGTTCCTCCCGCACTTCTCTGCTTGGGAGAGGAAATCAAGGCGTGGCAGGAAAAGAACGGAGACATCGCCGCGAGTCCTTACACGTCGGAGAGTTTCGGCGGGTACAGCTATTCAAAGACGACGAGCGGGTCTGCAACCGGCGCTGGAATGGTAACATGGCAGTCTGTTTTTAAGTCGCGCCTGAACCAATGGAGGAAGATATGAGCTTACTTGACGATTTTGCAAGACCGTGTGTCCTCTTGGACAAAAGCCGCGTGCCGGACGGCGAGAGCGGCTATATCACGACATGGGCGGAAGGCGCGGAGTTTTACAACTATCAGGCGCTTGATACGTCGATGGAGGCCAGAAGAGCCGAAAAAGAAGGCGTGACAAGCGTTTACTCGGTTTTGGTTCAGCAAAGCGTTCCGATTGAGTATAACGACTTCTTCCGGGATAAAACGACCGGCGAGACGTACCGTGTAACATCGGAGCCGATGGCAAAGAAAACCCCACGCTCGGCCAGCTTCAATCTCAAGTATTTCACGGCAGAAAAGAAGGCGTTACCGGCATGACGAAAGGACAGGCTCTACAAGAATGGTTTTCGCAGTTCCTGACATCCTATTCGGCGTCCAGCGTACCGGACGATGCTGTTTTCCCGTGGCTCACGTATGAGCTTATTACGGGCGCATGGGATAGTGGAGAGATCGGGCTTACGGTGAATCTGTGGTACTACACGGAAAAGGAAGCAGAACCGAATGCCAAAGCGCAGGAAATTTCGGATGCGATTGGTTTGGGCGGCGTGTTCGTTCCCTGTGATGGCGGCGCAATTTGGATTAAGCGCGGGACACCGTGGTGTCAGAACATCGCGGACGATTCCGACAAATACATCAAGCGGCGGTATTTGAACGTCACAGTCGAGTACATCACCGCGAACTGAAAGGACTGATTACATGGCGAAATTTACAAAAATTCCGGCGGATACGTTTAAGCAGCTGCAAATCAATGCTGGCGTTGTTTTGAGCGAATTTACGCCTGCAACCGGAACGTTTGAACCGGAGAACCAGATCGGCGCAACTACCGGAGGCATTACATTTTCCGCGACACCGACGTATTCTGACTACGGCTCGGACGTGGACAACTGCCCAAAGAACACCATGGAAATGAAGCGGATGGACGATGTCGAAGTGAAACTTTCCGGTACATATGTAACGGCTACGACTGCCTCCGCGAAATCTCTTATGGCGGCGGCTGACATCGACGGCACAGATACGACGAAGGTTGTTCCTCGGCGCGATCTTTCACCGACTGACTTTGCGGACATCTGGCTTGTGGGTGATTATTCCGACAAGAACGGTGCGACAAACGGTGGTTTCATTGCTATTCGTCTTATGAACGCGCTATCGACCGGCGGATTCCAGCTGAAAACCGCCGACAAGGGCAAGGGCCAGATGGCGTTTGAGTACACGGCGCACTATTCGATGTCGAAGCAGGACGTTGTGCCGTATGAGGTTTATATCAAAGCCGGTACGGCCGAAACATAAGGAGAAGAAAATATGAAATTTTCGGAACTTAGCACGGATAGAGCAGCTGATGTTCTTTGCGAGGTCAGCGTGTACGCGCTCGATATTCTGACGGACGATGAGCTGCGGGAGAGTCTGAAAGCACAGATCGACGCGGAGAAGCCGCAGACGGCGGGAGAACGGTACGCGATCGGTGCGCAGAAGATCGGTCAGTGGATTCCCCTGATTCTGAAAAAGCACCGGGAAGATACGCTTGGGATTCTGGCTGCGGTCAACGAAACGACTGTTGAGGCGATCAAAAAGCAGAGCATCCTAAAAACCATGCGGCAGATTCAGGAGATCGTCAAGGACAAGGATATGCTGAATTTTTTCAAATCGTGCGCGTCGGAGGCGAAAGCGTAACGCTTGCGCTTCTGGCAGCTCCAAAGATAAGCGCGGGAGGGCTGATTCGCCTTTTGCCGATTTTGGTAAAGCGGCAGCAGGAAGAATCAGCCTTCCGTATTTATACGGCGGAGTGTTTGCGCACAATGACGGAAAACACAGCGAAATTCGCGGGCGGCAGCTTCATGCAGGCGAAATATTCCGATCTAATAGACCCGAAGCCGCAGGACAACCGAACCTGCGAAGAAATCACCGCCGAGGTTGTTAAGCGGTGCGGATTGGTGGTGAAGCATGAATCTATTTGAACTTTTTGTAAAAATCGGTGTGGATACGACCGAGGCCGACAAGGGCATCGACGAAACCGGGAAGAAGACATCTGGGCTTGGCGAAAAAATAAAGAGCGGGCTTGCAACTGTCGGAAAGGCCGCAGTTGTCGGCGTAACCGCAGCGGCGACGGCAATCGGCACAATCGGCACAAAGGCGATCCAGGCATACGCAGACTATGAGCAGCTCGTCGGCGGCGTGGAGACGCTTTTTAAGGATAGCCAAGATAAAGTCATGGAGTACGCAAACAACGCGTATAAAACCGCTGGACTGTCGGCAAATGAATATATGGAGACAGTAACGAGCTTTTCCGCGTCCCTGCTGCAATCCTTAGACGGTGACACCAGCGCTGCGGCAGAAAAAGCAAACCTGGCGCTGACCGATATGTCCGACAACGCGAACAAAATGGGCACGGACATGACATCAATCCAGAACGCATATCAGGGGTTCGCAAAAGCAAATTACACCATGCTCGACAACCTCAAACTCGGCTACGGCGGTACGCAGGCCGAAATGCAGCGGTTACTTGAAGACGCGGAGAAAATCTCCGGCATCAAGTACGACATTTCCAGCTATGCGGATATCGTGGACGCGATCCATGTCGTGCAGACCGAAATGGGAATCACCGGCACGACCGCAAAAGAAGCCGCGTCCACAATTCAAGGCTCGTTCGGCATGGCAAAAGCCGCGTGGCAGAACCTCGTGACCGGTCTCGCAGACCCGGATCAGGACTTGGGGACCCTCGTGGGCAACTTCACGGATTCCATTGTCGTTGCGGGCAATAACCTGATTCCGCGCATTCAGGAATTACTGCCGCGTATCGTGGAGGCTGTTTCCACGCTGATGGGCACCGTAAGCACGCAGTTGCCGGGCATACTCGGATCCACCCTTCCCTCGCTTATTGAGGGCGCATCAAATCTGGTTACCGGGCTTATGTCCGCGCTCCCGGAGATCCTTACCGTTCTGGGCGATATCGCGCCGACGGCAATTGGGATTCTCGTTCCGGCCATAGTTGAGCTTCTGCCGGAAATCATTCAAACCGGTATAGATGTTGTTATCTCTCTGGTACAAGGCATTACGGAGACGCTTCCGGAATTGATCCCGGCGGCAACGGAAGCAATCATAAAAATCGCCGAAACGCTGACGGACCCGGGCAATCTCGGGAATTTGGTAGATGCGGCGCTTGCAATCATCCTCGCCCTGGCGGACGGGATCATTGATGCCGTCCCGAGGCTGCTTGAGGTGGCTCCCAAGATTATCACAAATCTCATAACCGCGCTTACTGAAAACTTCCCCAAAATCATTGAATCCGGCGCAAAACTTGTTATGTCGCTGATCGATGGCCTGATTAAATCCATTCCGCAGCTTACTGCGGCTGTGCCAAAACTCATTATCGGGATTGTACAGGGGATTCTTAACAATCTTCCGCAAATCATCATGTCCGGCCCGAAAATCATCATGGCGCTTATTGAGGGCCTTATTAGCGCAATCCCGGATCTTGTCATGTCGATCCCAACGATAATCAAATCGATTGTAGATACGTTCCTCGGATACGATTGGGGCAGCATCGGAACAAATATCGTTGACGGTATCAAAAACGGATTTCTGCATATGTGGGAGAGCCTAAAGCGGACGGTAAGCGATATGGTCAACGGCCTTGTGAGCGGCGTCAAGAGCATCCTCGGTATTGCGTCCCCGTCTAAAGTCTTCGCCGGAATCGGCGGCTACATGGCAGAAGGACTTGGGCAGGGCTTTGACAGGGAAATGCTCGGGGTGCGGAAAGATATCGAAGATCAGATGACCTTCGGAACAACGTCATTCTCCGTGT